TCAGGCGTGTGCAGCCAATAGTCCTTTATCTTTGCAGAACTGAATAACTTCTATATAGCGGTAGAGAGCGCCACCTTTTGGTGGGTGAATTTCCTTAACTTCGGGCGGGAATGGTGTTCCAGATTGCTTCCATTGCCTTCTCTTACGATAAAACGTGGTTCTGGAGATACCACCAAGCATCTCCTGAACTCGCTCACGGTTAACCAGAACCGGCTGAATGCTGATTGTTGTTTGCATGCTTTTCTCCAGGCAAAAAGAAGCCCGGCACTATGGCCGGGCAAATGGGGGATAACGTGGCAGTGCATTCGCACCCAATAGCCAGCTCATAACTGGCTATCAGTTGCGTCATTCATGTTGATGATTAACGATGTCGTAAAATTGGCCGTAGGTAATCTTCTTGAAGTTATCCGGTATCACTACCTCTCCGTGCCGTTCTTCTTTATCGTTAGGTATTGCAAAAACAAGGCAATCATCGCGCTCAGAGTGCTTTCCTCCATATGTGGATAACATGGCAAATCCGAAACCTCTGCCAGACTGACCACCAATACCCGTGCGCATAATTCCGTAATGATTGACTATGTAGTCATTCCACTCAGGAAGTGATTTAAGCTTGTTATTTGCCTCTTCCTTCACGGCGTCGAGAACTTTGTTGTAAGCCCTGCCTTCTTTCGTATTTCCTTTTCCTCGACCAAGGACTACGCGCTTACCATCAAACATTTCTTCTCGCTTAATGGTCATGGGGCAGGGGAATTCATATCCCTTTTCCCACACAAAGCCACTGAGCAATCCACCTCCACCACCCCATCCGCTTGATGTTGTCCATGCGATAGCGCCAACCTTTCCTACTGCATTAGGAAGAATGGCGTTTCTTTGTTTACTGATTTCCTCATATCCATCAATCAGCGATTTCACGTCATCGCCTTCCACCATGTAGTAATCGTAAAATTTGCTTTGATCTGACATTGTTATCCCTCATGCCGCCCGCATAGCGCGGAGGCGTTTTAAGTGTTCTGCTGTTTCGATTTCTTCGGCGATACGCTCGGCCTGTACTTTGGTCAGCGGCTCGAATTCATGCTGAAAGCGGCCCATGCTGGCGATGCAGGTGCGACCGTTGCGGATGTAGTGGATTACTTCGTGGGTAGCGCGGAGGATTTTGCATGGCGCGCCGTGGGGATCAGCGTACCAGGTATTAGGCTGGATTATCCTGAACATTGTGTACCACCTTAAACTCAATAACCCAAACCCATTGGTTAGCGTTCCAGTTTTCCTGTCCATAGATTGATTGCCACAGGTAGGCGAAAGCATCTGTCGCGTCAGGCTCTGGATTAGCGCAACCGCATGGTTCAGGTTCACCGCAATTGAGACAGCCACCGTCAATAATCCCTTCTGCTCTCGCATCCTCTTCGCTGATAGCGTTAAGCTTCTCCACGCGGACGCCAGTGATTTCCAGAAGAATGCGGCTTGCTTCGCGCGGCATATGGATAGATGGTTTCCAACACGAACGACCATCTTCATAGCCGTCGTCATCTCCCCATGTAAACTCTCCATCAGCGGCGTAAATGGCGTGGCCAGAGTAATAACCATTGCCAAACGGCATTTCGTGAATGGCTGTAGCCGGTCTGTCTGGCGTCCATGGCTGGATTCGACCATCCTCGTCCAGTTCGTGGCTGACGACTCCCCACGTCTCTCGAACCCAGATGCGATCGCCAACTTCTCCATAAGGACAACCGAACACTTTTGAACGCATCTTTAGGCCGCACGCACCGGACTGCGACCAAAAATATTTTCCGTTATCTCTACCATTTTTGTAGTCAATCACCCGGCGCAATCCCAGATCTGAATGCTCTGGCTGAATCGCCATAATCCGCCGCGTCTGCGTCTTACGCCCGTCGAGAATGGCGCGAACCATCTCGCTGTTAAATATCATTCCGCGCTCTTTCATCACATCCTCCCAATCTTCTTACGCAATTCCATCTCACCCTGGCATTCGACGCACATCGTGCATCCCGGATACGCTTTCCTGCGAGCATCAAGTAACTTGTCCCCGCACTCAACACAGTGCGTTGCTGATACTGCTGAGTGGTTGAGTCTGTGAGCCTGAATAGCATGGTCGCGCATCATCTCTTCGAGATCGCTGGCCTGATCGATGATTTCTGATGTCATAGTCCAACAGCCTTACCAAGCCTCTCGCTGAGTTGATAAATGTGGTCGCGTAATTCAGTCAGTGTCTGAGCTTCGGATTCCAGAATCTCTTTGTGCATTAATTCACGCACCAGATGCTCAAACTTGCTGTAGTAACCAAGGCGAGAAAGCACTTCCTGACCGGCATTTTTACCTTCCTTGGAAATCTTCTTCTCATTAAGAATCAGGTCATGCGCAGACCCGGTGACGACGTACTTATCGCCAAGTTCAATTCGTAATTTTTCACTCATAGTCAGTGCTCCATGAACTGTCGGTTAATTCGGTTGAAGGTGAACGCGAGAAAATAAAAAGGCCGCATTAGCGACCTTGTGATTCGTTTGGTTAGCGTCATGCGGCTCGATCCTCTTCCTGATAGATGACCTGCAATTCCAATTTCTCGGCTAACGCTTTCTCCGCTCTTGCGCCTGGTGAAGACTCCCAACCTTTAAGCAGGTAAATAACGTCAGCGCATCGCAGCATTGCCAGGCAGATGTCCATGTATTCAGCCTGTGAAAGCCCATCAGGAAGAATTGCCGGGTTTAGCGCTGTATGGCCTCTTCCTGTTAACTTAGCCGCGGTAAACATGAAAGCGGGGCGGTTAAATTCGACTAATCCGCTCATTGGCCCGGCGATGTAAATTTTCATGCTGCCTCCCTTGCGCCGATCCGCTTTAGCTCTGCAAGCGAAACGGAAGTGATAATGCGTCGTGGTTTGATGAATGGTCGCCAGATAAACAGAACCGATCCCTTTGGATTGCTCTTGCGCTTACCGCCTTCAGTAACTGGCACGAAACTTATGCGTCCATCGGTAATCAGACGAAGTTCATCAGCGGTTTGCATTGCTGTGCTGAACCAGCCTGTCGAGATATCCGCAGGAAGCAACATCACTACCGGTTGTCGTTGTTCAGAACACTGCTCGGCGGCCTTTGCTACCCAAGGAGAGATATCGGAATAGGGAGGGTTACACCAGATTGATCCGTATGATTCCCACTCACGATTCAGGGCATTGTCGCGTTCAGTGAAATAGTGTGCACACAGCGAGTTGAGATCGCTTGCAGCGGCATCCAGCCAGAAGCCAAACTCAATATCCAGCGCGTCGAATACCCACAATGGCGTCTGCCAGCAATCCTTTTCATCCTGTGGTGTTGTTGATCCTCCAAAGTCACTCATGCTTCCTCCCGCTCTGGATCCCTGTTATCCCATCCATTCCGCTCAATATTCACCTGCATCCGCTTATCTCCGACCTCTTCGATACTCCGACCGGTAATCTCTGATACTTCTGCGTTGGTGTAGCGCATGAGTATTGCTAACTCTTCCGTTGACCATTCACGCATAGTTAATCCTCCGGAGCGGGCCAGTGCGTCACGCTTGCTTCTGACTGAGTAAATGGAGCGACCAGTTGCCGTGGCTATCTCTTCCACTGAGAACCTGCCAAAGAGATGAAGTTCGGCGGGTGTCCATGGTCTTCCGGTCATCTTGCTGATTAGTGGTGCGCCGATACGTGATGCCTGGCGAGTGATTGCCGATTCGGAACGCTCAAGCTTTTCTGCTATTTCTGAGCGGGACATCTTCATCCCAACCTCGTGCAGAAAGAGGTTTTCAAAGGGTTGCCAAAGTTCGCTCATTGGTTCTCCTTAAGGCGATACACACAGCCGCCGATCGTTCCGTTTCCCCATTCCTCAGCGACCAGGTGTTGTTGTATCTGGTCCAGCGCCGGGCCCGAGATGAATGTTTGTTGCATCTCTAAGTTAGGTGCCCATCCCTCGTAATATGGCTCGTGGTAATTAAGGGTAATTCCAGCTGTATGACCAAGAGCGCCTTTTGCTGTCTGCCATCTATGGAACGAAGTGATGTTGTTCCGCGCGTCCTTGCGCAAAATTCTGAGGATAGTTTCTGGAGTCATATCGATAACGGCGATGCCGCCCGCTGTTAGATAGGAGAGGCGGTTATGCCGCCTGTTTTAGTTCTCTGATTCGAATGCCGGTAACGTCTTTGCATTTAGCCTGGTGGTCAGGCCATCCGTTAAGGCGTTGCCATGTTGATGCGTACTGTTCCTGGAGCTTTTTACTGTCGTTCTCAGCGCCAGCGTACTGAGTAAATTCAGCCAGAATCTGGTCTGCATCAGCCGGTTTTAAGTGGTGAACTTCTGCATCGGCATCAATCGCAGTTTCTTCTGTAGGTATGCAGAACGCCTGAAACGCTGCGTATTTGTAGGCGATCGACATGGCCTTGTTAGTCGCTTTATCGCCGCTGTCCATCGCTTCGCCGTAGGTGGTTACCGTGTGGATGCTGCCGTCCTCAGTGCTGACGAAATCGAAGTCGCCACGAACCGTGATATAAAAAAGAGCACCACCGCTTTTACTGGTTCGCTCTACACATGTTCGTTCGGTATATCGAGGTAGAATCAGGAGCTTATTCTTTACCAGCTCAGGAGCCAGTGCGTTGTATATGTCGTCGATTCCGCGAAACGCATAGTTAACCTGGCTGCCTTGTTTTTTCTCTTTCCTGATGCCTTGCTCAGCAAGCGCAGAAGCAACTCCGCTGATTGCAGCGTAAACTTTTTTCTGTTCCATAATTTCCTCAGAACGGGCATCCGCCCAAGAAATAACGCTGATTAAGAACTTCGATTCTCGACAAGTTCAGATATGCTCTCATTCCATTGCGATCACCTTTATGGCGATACCAGAGAGCTTTCTGTGTGCTGAGTCGTCGTTGCAATTGACTCTCTTTCACTGTTCTAGCGAGAGGCATGATTGACTCCTGAAATTTGGTTGTGCGCTTCCCGTCTGCGATAGCAGGACGAGTAGGGGGAATGGTTTTGGATTGGATGTGGTTACTTCTGCGCTACTTCCTGCGCTGGGAACTCACCGTTGCGAAGAATCCCTTCAACAGGCCAGCAGTCTGCTGAAACATTTTGTTCAGATGCCGCTTGTTGACATTCCTGATGGCTGTCGTAAACACCGAGAATTACGTCGTGATACTCGCCATTTGTCATTGCTACGGTCATTACAAGTGCGAATAGAGTTCCCATCAATGAGTCCCCGCCGGCACCAGATTTGGCTCAACAGATAGCGACGCATATGGTCGACGAATATTGCGCAGATTTCCCTGCGGCTCATGCCAGTAAGTTCCATCGCGATAATCAAAGGAGACCAGCCATGCTGCGCCGGTGCGGTCGTTACGCATAGGAACTGCTCGGCCGTTTTTTGGTACTGTCTGGTTAGTTTTCATAATCATCTCCGCGCTTAAGCCGCGCCGCTGAGCTAAAGACCTCTGCATGCAAACTTTATTAATGCAGAATGTTGGTAAGCGGTGGATAGCCGCTATTCATAACTGAGCGTCCTCTGAGAAGCCGCTGAGGTATGAGCAATAAAAAAACCCGCCGTAGCGGGTCTTAAATTTCAGTCAGTCTTTGATGAATTCATCCGTTACTACCGATCGCTCCCCCGAATACAGAACAGCGCCATCAACCTCAACGACGATAACTGCATGTGGATTAGCGTTATCGTTAAGCCATTTGATAACCGGCTTAACTGCATCTTCGAAACTTTGACTCTCTTCCATCGCCTTACCCTCTGTTTGTATCGTGAGCTAATAAAAAGGCCGCCTAAGCGACCTGCTCTGTTGGAAGTCCAATAAGCCGGTTTAGGTCTTCAACCTTTAACGCCGGAAGTGTTTGCTTAGCGGTATCCACGCCGTCGGGGATCAGCTCTTTGCTTTCAGGCCACACTTCAATCAGGCGCTTGATGGTTGTCACTGAATTCAGCGCCGCCCAGACAGTGGTTTCGATATCTTTTTTGCGGGCTTCCAGTTTCGCTTCCGCTGCAAAAACTTCATCGAAACGGGTAGTTATTTCATGTTCTGCGGCAAACAGGCATCGTTCTCTTTCTGGGGTGAGAAGCTCGAAGGTTTTACCTTCGTTATCTTCGCCATATGAGCACCATCCAAGTCGCCTTCCGCCTATTGAGATGCAAATTGACTGGTGCTTTCCGCCGGGGCTGTAGATAGAAACTCCTGAATCAGTTAACTCCTTTTCAATTTGCTCGAATTTCTCGTACAGACGATCAAGATTTTCAGCTTTCTCTTTCCCGCCGAGAGCAAATACCCTGGCGTCACGAGCTATTTCTTGCCGCTTAACCTGTAGCGCCTCAAGCTCTGCAATGACACCTGATTTGATCAGCGCGTTCTTTGCAATGCGCTCCCGGAAAGCATTTGTTAATCGTGCTGAAGACATACCCTCACCTCATAAGTTAATTAACGCGCCGTAACCGATTAAATCAGTGGCGTCGATTTGCCGCTGGATTTCTGCACCGCATGGATTTTGTTTCCGAACGGGTTAGCATCTTTGTACCAGGTGCGATGATTCTTGCGCTCAACAGCTTCAGCGCGTTTTTCCATCTCTTCCCGATACTCAGCCAGCACCGTTAAATCAATAGGGTTCACAGCGCTTTCTACGCGTGATTTCGGCTTGCGAGTCAGCGACAGAACGGGGCGGTTATCTGGCTTAGCGCTTACCCCAACTAACAGGGGATTGGCAGCTTTCCATTCGGCCTGTTTCTCTGCGCGGCGTTCGCGGCGGCGTGCTTGTGCATCCATTGTGGATCTCCTGTCAGTTAGCTTTGGTGCAAGCGCCGGTGACTATTTCAATCCCCGGATTTCAAGTCGCTTCTCAGTCCGGCCCGTATGTTGCCAGGCCTAAGCTCCACGACACGCTTGCCCAAAGCTTTCTGCTTTGAATGCTGCGCTTTTTCAGCGCCAGATTTTTAAGAGCTTCACCGTCCTGGTGAGTAGTGCGTCCTGCTGATGGGTTTAATGTATGCGTTATGCGCAAATGCGTCAAGCGCATATTTACAGCAAAAAGTGGATTTACGCTTTAAATTAATTTATGCGTATGATTCAAAAGGAATAAAAAATTTACAGATATTGCTTAAGGCACAAAAAAACCCGCCGGAGCGGGTTGTTGGTATGCGATTATGTGTTAACCGTGTCTGCGGAACTGCTGCGACTGGCTTAGCATTACCCTACCAGACACATGAAGCATCGCAGCCTCTTCAGGGCTTATGCTCCACTCTCTATACTTTGGATTGTCCGAGATAACGAACAGATCATTTTTAACTTTTTGAAGGCGCTTGACGAAAGTGTCACCGTTGAAATCAAAAACGTAAATACCATCTCCATCGAAGTAATTGACTCTGATATCCACAAAAATCAAATCGCCTGGCTCAATGGTTCCTTGCATGCTATCGCCGCGAACGTTGATAAGCTTCACCGATTTTTGAGGGATGCTGCCAAATATAGACTTAGCCTGGTCAACGTCATACTCAATTGATCGGACAACCTCCACAATATCTTTTGATGGCGATCCATTGCCTGCGCTGGCGGAAACGTTAAGAACATCAACCCTATACACATCCTTTTCCTCTCGACTGTTTAGGGAATCTACACTGTATGAATCTACAGTATTTTCCTCGTCATCGGAAGAGAATAGTACAGCTACAGGAACATCGAGAGCTTTCGCTATTTTTCTTAGGAGCTGATCACTATACCCTTGAATCCCACGCTCAAGGCGTGAAAGGTTACCGACGTCGCTATCTACAAGAAGCGCCATCTCATTCAATGTGTATTTATTTTTCTTCCTAAGAAGTCTTATCTTTTCACCTACTTTCATATCTTCATTAGAAAACATTTATGCGTCCTTCGCAAAGCGCCTTGCGCAAAATTTGCGGATGGATTAATATGCGTCTAACGCATTATGGAGGTGCAATATGTGTACACCACTTAGAAAAATGCGCGTAGAGAAAGGTCTGACAATTTCTGAGGTTTCCAAAATGACAGAAATTGATGTAGGCAACCTGAGCCGAATTGAACGCGGTATGCAGGTTACATCTCTGGAGACAGCTGAAAAGCTATCCAAGTTCTTCGAAGGGAAGATCTCAGAGATGCAGATTCTCTACCCGCATCGGTATATGGCAGCCTAAGCAACACCCGCTCTTATCACATCTAGCCCTGAAAAAGGGCGATTCAAAACAACAAGTCTTAATGGCTATGCGTGTCTGCGCATGGGCCTATTTAACTATTTCAACACCAAGGAATTTAACAAATGGAAAACTCAATTAACCGCAACAAGGTCAATGCCCGTCGCATTGAGTCATGGTTGCTTAACCGTATCGCTATGAAAGGTGGCAACAACGTAGCTAAAGAGATCGGCGTTGATAAAGCACAGATAACCCGCTGGAAAGAAACGTGGCTGCCGAAGATGGCAATGCTGCTGGCAGTTCTGGAGTGGGGTGTCGTTGATGACGATATGGCGCGGTTGGCAAGAGAAGTAGCTGCGGTGCTCACAAAGAAAAAACGCCCTGCGGTAACAGAGCGTTCTGATCAAATCACGATGGATTTTTAACAACTATTTGCGGAGTTAATTATGGCAAAAAAACCTTCGCCAGACCAGGTAAAAAAGGTTCGTTCTGGCATTACCAAGAAAATACGGTTTGAGGTTTTCAAGCGCGATGGCTTCAAATGCCAGTACTGCGGGAATTCTGCGCCAGATGTCATCCTTCATGTCGACCATATCAACCCGGTAAGCAAGGGCGGCGATAATGACATGATGAACCTTGTCACTTCTTGCGATAGTTGCAATGGCGGTAAAAGTGACAAGCTGCTCAATGACCACTCAATAATGGAAAAGCAAAGGCAGCAACTCCAGGAGCTTAATACCAAGCGAGAGCAACTGGAGATGATGATCCAATGGCGAGATGGCCTTAAAAGCCTGAAAGACGATGTTATTGATATCGTCGTTACCAAAATTGAAGATTGCATTGCGCCATTTACCGTCAACGACAATGGACGAAAATCAATCAAGAGATGGCTTCGAATATACAAGGTTGAAGAAATCCTCGATGCGATCGAACTTGCCGCAGACAAAAAACTTACCCAAGAAATAACTCATGAGCTTACTGGTGAATTCTTTGAGTACATCCCTCGCATAGCAGCGACAAAAAGAAAGCCTCCAGAAGAACAAAGGATTCTATACATCAGAGGAATCCTTAAAAACCGAATATATATCAATCAAAACCATGTGATGAGTTATCTCAAGGCATGGCTTTCATACGATTTAGATCTCGATGAACTTACCGAGTTTGCGAAAACAGTACCTAACTGGACAACGTTCAAGGAGTGGGTGTCTGAACGCATTCGTGAAGCTCAAGAAGAACTCCCGTACTAAAGGTGGCTAAATGGCACGTTCAAGAAATATCAAACCAGGCTTTTTCACCAATGATGAATTAGCCGAGTGTTCTCCATATGCCCGCCTCCTTTTTGCCGGGTTGTGGACTATAGCTGACAAAGAAGGGCGATTGGATGATCGCCCAAAGAAAGTCAAAGCAATGGTTCTGCCTTTTGACGATGTGGACTGTAATGATCTGCTTCAGCAGCTTCACAGCCACAAATTCATCAACCGCTATCAGGTAAATGGCGACTCATACATCCAAATAAATAACTGGAAGAAGCACCAGAACCCTCACTGCAAAGAAGCTGCTAGTGAGATACCAGAACCAGTAGAGAACAATGACAGCACCGGACAAGAACAGTGCAAGGACGACAAAGATGAAGACAAGAATGATGCTGAAGCAACTCAAGTAATTGAAAACAATGGAGCACCAGAAAAGCACTATGCAAGAACAGTACAAGAACCAGTAGAGAACAATTTAAATCCTGCTGATTCCCTTAACCTGATTCCTGATTCCCTCATCCCTCATACTGATTCCCTTTCTAACACCCAAGCCGCTGACGCGACTTGCGAAGGGTCTGAGGCTGATGTCCATAAAATTTCAAGTCGCTATGCATTCGAAGGAAATATCGTTCGGTTAAACCACAAGGACTACGAAGCCTGGAAACGCCTGTATCCGAACATTGACCTGAAGTACGAACTGGAAAAGCTGGATATCGAATTTAGCCATGAGAAGCCAAAGAACTGGTTTATCACTGCTAGCCAGAAACTCAGCTACCAGAACAAGCAAGCGCTATCCAGACCGGTACGCAAGGTTGCTAATGGCCTTCAGTCTGAAGGTTTTGCGTCGAAGGACTACGGAAAAACTGAAATCCCATCCTGGGCTCAGGAGTGAACATGACACTGGACGAAAAGATTTTCTCTCTGGAAAAGATGCTTTCAGAGCTATCACAGCCACCGTTAGAAATTCCAAACAGCACTGTTGAGTTTGATGATGCCACCTGCGAAATACATGGACCGTTCCAACAGCGCCGACGCGTATCGACTACGCACATAAAAATACCAACCGTTCCGTCTCGTTGCCCTGGTTGCATTCGGGATGAGCTAATCGAACTACAGGCTGAAAAAATTCGCATCGATGAGGCATCTCGCAAGAGAAATATCGAAATGCTGATGGAGGCGTTAGACATACCAAGCCGTTTTTTGTTCTGCACCCTACAGAACTACGAGCCAGTAAACGACGATGCTCAACGCGTTCTGAAAGTCTGCCAGGCGTACGCTAACCGATGGCCTGAGCGATTGAAGAAAGGTGGTGGACTCGTAATGTGTGGCAAGCCTGGAACCGGTAAGAACCATCTCGCTTTTGGTATCGCTCGGATCGCCATTGCTGAGCATCAAAGCTCGGCTGTATTCACCACAGCCCTAAAAATCGCCAGAGAGTACAAATCAACCTGGTCGAAGGGCTCAACGCGCACTGAAGACGATGTGATCCGCTACTTCACCAAGCCAGACCTGCTGATCATCGATGAGGTAGGGGTCCAGTTCGGAAGCGACGCTGAGAAGCTGATCATGTTCGAAATCATCAACACCAGATACGAGCGCATGAAGCCAACCATCCTGATTAGCAACCAGACCAAAGAAGAACTGGCAGCATTCATCGGTGAGCGCGTCATAGACCGCATGAGCGACGGTGGTGGCTGCACACTGTCATTCACCTGGGATTCATACCGCTCGAAGGGGACCGCATGATGGACAGCTTAAAGCAACGCATTCTCGATTACGTATCAGCCAACCAGCCAGCCAAGGTTGATCTGATTTACAAGGAGCTTGGTATCTGCCGTAACCGGTACTACGAAGAGGCCAAGAAACTCCGCTTCATGGGCAAGCTGCGGAGCGTTCCGGGAATCGGTGTATTCACCGGCGAAGATGCTTATCAGCACTGGCTGAAAAGTGGTGGCTACGAAGAAATCAGACGACGCGCTGTCGATGCGAACCTGAGTAGCCAGGAAGCGAAGGGGATGAAAAAGCCGCGTAACAGCGACGACCCGAAGATGTTCGCACCATACGACCCGGCAAAGAATGGAGTCGTGGATGAGTTCATGCAGAGCGATGCGAGAAAACGTCTGATGATGGTTTACGGGATGGCGTCATGTTGATACTCGCAAAAATTATTGGCGTTCTCTGGATGCTGCTGTGGTTCGTTATTGTTCTGCAGGCTTTCATGCGCGGAGTAACCGAAGGGAAAGATGCTTTTGGCTATTTCGTAGCAAGCGTATTCATGTGGCTGCTGGTTGCCGTTGCACCGGTAGCAATCATCAAATTCGGATGGAGCTACATGGATTTGCCCCTATATTTCCAGACACCT